TGGGGAAAATAGGGGACATTGTTTTCATAATAGATTGTGCCATTTGGGTCAGGTTGTGTATACTCAGTGTGACAAGATGTGACTAAAAGACTTATACTTATCAGGATGATTGTTATAATGTTCATTGATACTTAAAGGGGTTAAAAAAAATCGCTCTCGCATCTCGTTCTGTGAGATTGCGAGAACTAAAATGTTATTCTCTATCGGTGAATTGTGTATCCATCAAAGAAATCATCACCACCAATATACCATTCAAAGTTTCTTTGGTAAACACCAATTCCACTTAGGAAAGTATCAAGAATTGCATTTAATCTTGATTTGGTTGTTGTTGAGTGCCAACCACATGATGAAAGTTCGATATCACCGAAGTTTGAAATCTTTGCGATTAAGTTACCATGAAGAGTAACAAATTGATTGCCTTCGTTATCATTGAAAACCGTAGTATTTGACTTACTCCAGTTAACACGATTACGGAGTGCATTTTGCATTTCGGTTTCAATCTTTCGCATGATTTCAGTGAGTTCGTTCTTACACTATAAGGACAGTTTACGCGTACCAGTTACTATTACCCTAGTCACTAAATGTAGGATTAACACTAACTACCTTTGCTTTGGGATTACGTGCAAGTGCAGTTTCCTTTGCATCTTGATAATTAACGGCATGTACTTTCTCTTCAAAGAGTTTACCTGCCACATACAATTTGACTGCCCATTTCATACTAATAGTCCTCCTAATTTGTTGGGTTGTGTGTGTTAACATTAATCATGGAATCCTGGAATAAATGTTTCTATACATGGATTATCTTCACTTCTTAATTGTTGCAAATTATTATATACTTTCTCTCTTAATTGAAACAATGGTGTATGATGTGCATTATCTTCAATAATAGTATATTCAATGAACTCAGTATCATTTTCTATTACAAAATCAATGCAATCTAATAAGAATAGTGTTTCCTTTTCATTGTAACAAGACATTAGATTTTGTTCTCCATAAAATAATAAAAAAGAGGACACGATTAGTGCCCTCATTGTGTATACCTATACTTCCTCATCTTCTGTAAGGAAATCATCAATTACTGAGAGTAATTCTTCTGATGTTTGTGCATCTTCTAGTAGATTGAAGAGTGCAACTTCAGGATTAAATGCCATTGGAATAGTAAAGAATAGGGTTAACAATAAGCCTTTTAAAGTCATACTTAGGACTATTTAATTAAGGTCTTATGTATAGATAACCACCTGACCAATCTGTATACTTAGGGTCATGAAGTTTTGCCCTATGTGATATCAACCGTAAATCATATCTAACATGTTTAGCAGGTGATTTCCATGATGCAGGTTTATAAACTTCACCTGTATTCTTATCAATAAATGCATGAACTGATGAATCATCTTGAATCACTTTAATATACTTCTTACCATATTTCATAGTAAATGTTATTGAAGTATTACTATTAGGATATCTTAATTGATAGTTCTGTTCTAAACTTCTGCATAATTGCCATACCCACTTTTCAATCTTTTGATCTAAAGTGAGACTTTCTTCAGGAAATACTGCGATGGTTGGAATTGCTGTTGTCATAATCTTCATTGCTATACTATAAGGACAGTTTGGACGTACCAGTTACTAACTCCTAACACGGTTAAAGTTAGCAGCACTAAAAGTTTCTCTATCAATTATCTTATAGACACCATATTCATTTGATAAAACATAACCTTCATGGTCACATTCTTCATCATCAATGTAACAATCTATATCATCATATCTTACAACATGTTCTAACATGCTATCCTTAATTGTCTTCACTAATTTCCACAAACGCAACACATTTATGTCGCATTCGTTATCATGAGCAAGGGCTTCCAATGTTATATCATCTAACTCAATTCCTTCCTTGAAACATGTATTTAATTGCTTCTTAATCCTTGTGACTTGTTTAACACTAGGGAAATCACATAAAGTTGCAATTTGTTTGGCAAAATCACATAACTTCTGTATATCTTCTAAGTCCTCATCAATTTCACATTCAGGTTGAACATACAGCACATTGTTATCACTTTGCAGTTCATATTGCAGAGGATAAGCAACAGCATCTCTCAAATCTTCAGTGGCTTCATAATAAGTATGAGGCGCAATTATGACTTCTTGGTTGATTTCTTCGTCTGGGAATTCGTATTCGATTGTATTAGGTAGGAAAGTATTCCTGCCACCAAAACCGATAAAATCACCTTGGAAGATACCAGTTGTAGGATGAATATTATCAAGGCACTTATGGAGAATATCTGCCACTTCTCCTTGATGATTTGCGTCAATTTCTCTATGGTCATGATTAATCTTAATTAACTTTTTGTTGAAGACACTTTTGGTGCCTACAAAGAATTTATTGTTTGAAGGATTTGTACCCCAAACTATTGCTGGAGATCCGTCAATCTTGGTTGATATGTGTGAATCAGCGGTGAACCAGTTTAACACATTTAGTTCACCACTTAATACCATATCTTCAGGGTGTTCAATGTGTAGTCTTTTCATAGTAGTTCAATAATAATCATTTTAACATAAAAATAGGGAGCATTTCTGCTCCCGTAACAAAAGTTATTCAGCAATCAAACCTGAAACGTAGTTGTATGCTTTCTTGCCAAATGGGAGAACAAAGTTATAACCTTTTCGCACATCTTCAATTAGAAGTTTAACTTCATAATTGTGAACTCTCACTCTTGCAAGTATATCTTCACGATAATCTGCAAGAGTTAGTTTAGGTGCAGGTGGTGCAACTTTAACCTCTTGAGTAACAACAACTGGCTTTTGAGTTGTTATTACTTTGGCAGCAGACTTACGACTTCTACGTGTTCGGGTTGGTTTTGAAATGTCCAACTTAGTTGAAGTCTTGGTTGCTGGCATAGAATGACCTAACGTGGTACACTATAAGGACAGTTTAGACGTACCAGTTACCATTACTTAGACTGTTTTTTGTGTTTTGTGATATAATTACGTGCGGATGATTCGTTTCTGCATTCTTTCAACAATTGACCATCATGTATGACCATTAGTTTAGTCTTACTCCCTGCAATTGGGACAGCATAGTATCCATCATTGGTTGCAAATCCTTCTGTTGCATCTTTATAGAAACGTGCGATAGATTTGAGTTCTTTCTTATCAGTCATTAGTCTGTAAGTCCTGCCTTAAGTGAATCAAACTCAAATTGGGTGTAAGGTACATATAATGTGCCATATTTGCCAAAGACTGTATTAAATCTATCCAAATCTTTGCCCAAATATATTATTGCAGATTGAAACGGTGATGCACCTTTACCATCACCAAATTTCATTCTTTTGTTAATAGCAATCCAAGGATATTGGGCCACTGATTTCCACCATTTAGTGCTAATATCCAGTTTGATTAGTAATACTAACTCCTCTGCATTTCCTGACTCATATTGTAATGCTGCATAAGGAACCCATTCTTTACTATTACTGTAAGGATGGTTCATGAATACTTTACCATGCCAATCGTGTGCTAATCCATTAGTTTCTTCATTATAATAATTGAGTGCAGGTACATTAGGATCACCCTCACTATTTGAACATGGGTCAAGGTCAATCGTACCGAAGAACTTAACAACATCACCAACAAAATCTACAGGTGTGTTCCATTTATCAGTACGATTACCAGTAGTTGCTGTTAATGCTTTGAGTGCAGTTGATGTCATACAGTTGCTCTAAAATTCTCTTCATCAGTGATAGTAACGTCAGGACATATTGATTTCATTTGTAATACAAACTCTTCATTCAAATATGTTTTCTTTAATGTCCATCCATCATCACCACATAATACAATTATAGCACGATTATACCCATATTTGTTAATAGCATTTTGTAATTTAATGAATTCAAATGGTATTTTCTCTTCAGCAGTTCCCTCCACTTTCTGATACTTTAGACTAAGAAGTGTGCCACCTTGATGTTCAGATATCCATCTTTTTGCCTTCTTATTTTTCTTATATGCTTTGCCACCTAATAATACATCAACAATATGAGTCTTGCCAGTATCAAACTGTGTGCCAACTTCTGCTTGAGGATATACACTACCCTCGCAATTCTCAGTCAAAAATTGTTCAATGTCTGCCTCATTGACTTTCCCAGTTGATGTGTTTCTGGGTGCATGATTGTCTCTGCTTGACATAATAAAAACTCTTATACTATAAGAACAGTTTACACGTACCAGTTACTACCTCTTAACAACACTAATTGCTGCTTCACCTTTATTAAAAATTGTATCTACAACAGCATTTATTCTCTTAGATGTACTAATTCCTACTCTATCATAACAAGGAACCACCACTAATCCGTAGGCTTTTGATTCATCTCCCTTGCGAATTACACGACCTATTGTTTGACTTATGCCAATGTAATCCATGTTCCTTAAGAATAATGCTGCCTCTAATCCTTTCACGTTGATACCTTCACTCAAAATACTGTGATGCATAACTATAAACCTCTTCTCCTTATCTTGTCCCCATTCATTTAATGTATTGAAGAACTTTTCACGGTCAACTTTATCTCCATCAATAAATGCACCATGCTTTGATGTAATATACATGAGAGAATATCCACGATACTTTAACTCATTGACATACTCAGTTTGTGATACTAAATCTACAATCTGCTTGGTTCTTCTCACACATACTAATATTTTGTCAACATTTGTTTCATCTATTGTTGATACTAAGTGATCACAATCTCTTTCCCATAAATGTCTGCTATCATCAGGAACATCTATCTCCTTCACTAATACTTTAGGTGGTAGAATTACACCCTCATCTACTAACTTAGGTGCAGGAACATTTATTAATACTTTACCATAAATGTCCTCATCATTCATGCCTATTTTCATAGGAGTAGCAGAATGTTTAGGAGTTGCTGTAAAGAAATAGCAACGTTTTGCATAGATTGAGTAATACTCAGTGGCTTCAACAAAGTGTCTCTGAACACTATTATGTGCCTCATCAAAATATATTGTATCAACATCAATCTCTGCCTCTTGAACACGATGTAATGAATGATATGTTGTGAATATTATTCTATTCTCCTTCCAGTGAGAAGTATTCCATTCACGAATCGCATCACTGTTTGTTGTTGATTCATGATGAGTTTCACCACTATGTACATGCAATACAGCAGCATTTGTCACGAATTCTAAGAAATTAGATGATAATTGTTGTGCTAATAATATACGTGGTGCAACAACAACTATAACTTTAGGTTCTACAAATTGCTGAATATCTGCATCCCACTCCCACACAGTTTTCAGTTGACGCACTACATCAGTGATGGCAATCATCGTCTTACCACCACCAGTAGGGACAATAATCTGTCCCTTATTGTATTCACGAAGCACATCAACTGCTTTTTGCTGATGTTCACGAAGTTTCATCAATTAATCACCTCATAGTAAATTATACCATAAATGGTATTGAAACGCCACACAGACGCTCTCAGGTATATTATAGCGACAGTTTAGACGTACCAGTTAATTATTCTTTTTAACTCCGGGATCATAATGTGCTGCTGGTTTATCTTTTTTCTGCTTAATATCTCTCACTAATCTTTCACCTGATCTCATAATCTTCCTGCGTTCATGTGCAGTATATCCTGAAGCCTTCTGTGGTTTGTAATTAGGACTAGTTGTATCTTTCTTTGTAGTTAATAACTTGTCTGCTGCTTTCTTCAGGTCTTTCTTACTCTTTCCACTAGATTTTGCTGCTCTACGTTCTTTCGCTGCCTTACGTTGTTGCTCTCTTGCTGATAACCCAGCAGACCCTCTTTCACGAGTTGGTTGTTGTTCTCTTTCAGTTGATCTACCTTTAGGTCTTTGCTTACCTGCATCACTACGTTGTTTATAATCCTTTGCAGGTGCAGTCTTACCACCACCTATTGCCTTAACTCTTGCCTTTGGTTTATCACCTTTAGAATGAGGTGATGGCATACTCTTTTCTTGTTTCTTACGATCATGACCTATTTTTGTGCCACCACGATGTGATAAACCAACTCCAGATCCCAAACCTTGCTGGTCATAAACCTCTTTTGCTTCAGTAACAAATTGTGAGAAAGTTTTCATTGGGATATGGTTTTTATCTATTTATTATTTGAACCTGCTTTGTATACTTGATCATTAGCATACATTTCCTTAACTCTTGCACGTCTAAGTGTAAGAAGTTCATCATACCTTTTCTGTTGTTCATTAGTGTACTTGAACGCTTGGCGTCTCCATGCTTCTTTCAATTCACGCATTTCTTTAAGAACAAGTGCAGGTTTCATAATAATAAAGGTAACTATACTATAAGAACAGTTTAGACGTACCAGTTTTAATTAACATCATCATACTGGGAGTAATGATCGCAATGTTTACTCTCTCTTCTTTTCACGAACTTAAGTTCATGCCAATGATGTTCATAACATAATAATAATGTATGAATCTTTTCATGTTTAGGATGTCGAAGCCTATGCTTACCATTAATATGTGGTAAGTCAGGATCATATTCTTTTGGTTTATCTCTTACTCCAGTCTCTATTGTAATATATCTCACTACATCACTAAATCCTTTTTTCTCATCAAATGTAGGTGCTTTAAAATACACCCAACCCTCGTCTTTAATTATACCAGTCCAACATTC